GCCATTTTGGCTTCATACTCCATTTGGTCGCGCTCGAGGTCAGCTTTGAACTTCTCTTCTGCAGCCGCTTTTGCGCGTTCGTATTCGTCATTTGCGATAAGTAAGCGTTCATCGGCTGCGCGCTGCGCCGCCTGGTTTTTGGCGTTTTCGCCTTCGGTCAAAACCCGGATTTGTTCGTCAAAAGACTTTTCGAGTGCTTTGATCTTTTCGGCTTCTTGCATTTCCAATGCTTCTCGGTTTGCCTTGTACGCCTCAGCCGCCCGGTTCGATACAACGTCCAAGTCGCGCAGCGCAACCTGTGAGTCGTATTCTATACCCTTTGCTATAGCGTCGGTAAGCTGGCCGAAAGGTGCGACAACCTGCTGCGCCACTTTGGCGGCGGCTTCGACGAGCCCTGCGGTCGCTATCGCTACTTTGCTTTTTTCCATCGACCCTTCGACGGCGCGGGAAAATTCCTCGAATTCGAGCTGCGCCGAGATCATGTCGGGCGCGGTGTCACGCACGAAATTACCGACGGCAGAATTAAAGCCGTCAAGACCGCGTGTAGCGTAGACCCACGAACGGTCAACCTGCTCGGTAGCGGATGAAAACTTGATGGCTGTCTGGATCGCTTCTTCTTCTTTTTTGTTGCTATCTTCGAGCTTTTTGCCGACAGCGGTTAGCCGCGCCTGCAGCTCGGCCTGTTGTTTTGTCAGCCTGGCGGACGAATCGGTATACGCCTTAAGCATCGCCGCGCCGCCGAATCCTGACTTTGTCAGATTTTCAACTTCTTTGTTTACGCGTTCAAGATTCGCCGTCGTTTCATTATACCGCTTTCCTAAATCGACAAGTTGTTTGTTTATTTCTTTGTACTGCCCGACTTTCTGCATTCGTTGAAACTCTTTTGTCTTATCAATGAGCTGCTGCAAACTCATTGTCTCAACATTTATATTTTGCCCGAGACGTAATGCTTCAGCCGCGACGCGCTTTTTAATGTCAGCGAGCTTGTCCTGCTCGGCCCCGGTCAGTTTTGATTTACCGCGCAGCTCTTCCAAAGCCCGCGCATTGTCTTTCCACGCTGCTCCGTTTCTCACTGCTTGCCGCTCTGCTTCCTCTGCGGCTTTTATCTGCTTGTCCTGGTCGGTGCGTAAAAGCGTTAGTGCAGCGGCAAGCCCTGTAACGCCCAAAATAATGAGGCCAACGGGGCCGATCAGCAACTTGAAGCCAGCAGCGATAGCGGGGAGAATTGCGGCGACGGCAGAGAGGGCAAGCAACAGCCCGCCAAACGCGGCGACGCCGGCAACGACAGTCATGATGGTCTGTTTTGTATTATCGGACAACCCGCGCCACCACTCAATCGCGCCTTTCAGCGCGTTCTGTACAGTCTCCAATGCTTTTGACTGATTGATAAATTCGATTGCTGATTCGGCAACGACGTTGCGCAGGCCTGACAGGCCCATCGTGACTTTCGCGATATTGTCATTAAACTTCTCCGCGTTTTCGCCGGCTTCTTTGCTGACGGTTTGCCCGAACTCATACGCTTCTTTGCGCGCTTCGGCAAGAGCTTTGCTACCGCCTTCCAAAAGCGACGCCATTTTCGCGCCCTCTTCGCCAAAAATACGGATTGCCGCCTGTGATCGGGTGGCCGGGTCGGTTATGCCGGCGAGCCTGTCCGACAATTCGTTGAGGAGTTGCCCTTGATCTTTCAGGTTGCCTTTAGAATCCTTTATTTGTATGCCTAAATCTTTGAACGCCCGCGTCGCCGTCTCAGACGGGTTCTGCAGCTTTGTCATGTTTTTGGCAAGCTCGCCCGCCTGCACGCCCGATAAGTTGGCCGCGTATGCGAGAGAAGAAAAAGACGCCGACGCCATGCCCGCAGAACGTGCGGTCTTGATCATGCTGTCCTGAAAATTGGCGGCAAACTTTACGGCCGCACCTGCAGCGACTCCGACGGCAGAAAACGCCGCGCCTAATTTCGCAGTGTCGGCCTGTGCCTGGCTGATGCCTTTGCCAAATTCGGTGCCGTCAAGCTTAAGAAAAACGACAAGTTTACTATCAGCCATTGCCGCACCTCCGAACAAGTTTTACGCGCTGCGCCGTCACCGTCTAAGCTTCCTGAGATCGACCGGCAAGCGTAATTTGTCGTGCCATTTATACTCGCTGTCGCGAATGGCTTTTCGCCGGGATTCGATAATCTGTTTTGAGTATTCGCGGCGCATATTGTCAAGGTTCATTTCGCGCTGAAACTCTAACTCGTCGCGGGCGTCTATAGCTTCAAACCACAGGTCGACCTCGTGGGCGTCCATTTCAAGAACGTCCGCAAGAGCCAGCCCGGCGCGCAAGAGCCGCAACGCGTGGTATCGACTATGTATTAGCTTTTTTTTTCTGGTGACTCTTCGAGGGGCTTTTCTTTAAGCTCCCGAACCTTCTGCCAGATTGCTCCGAGCTGCTCGTCGTCGAGCTGACCTGCAAGCGTTTCGTTGAACGGCTCACAGGTCAGTTTCAGCATTTCATAAGAGAACGTCAACCCGTCCAGAGCGCCGGCAGTTAGCTTGTCAGATAACTTTTTGACCTCGGCCGCGTGAGCCTTGGCGTCTTTTATCTTTATGCGCTTGAGCGTAAAGCTCAGGGATTTGTCGCCCTTAAGCTTTACAGTCAAGACGCGCTGCGTCGGTTTCGACAGGTCAAGTTCGTGCATACGTTATGCTACTCCGCTCCACCACAGCGCCGGCTGCCCGTCGGCGTTGGTTACGCCTGAGTACTCAAACGCCGCGCCCATAACGGGGTATGTGCGCTGAGTTGCTGCGTCGAACGTCAATTCGAGAGTTTCAGAGTAAAACGCGGCCAGCATGTAGCGCCACTCGAGTTTATCTGTCGATTCGACGCCCTGCGAGTTGAACGCTTTGAACAAAAGCCAGAGCTTATTTGCAGAGAGGCGGCGGCCGATGCGGCGATGGTGTGAAAGCTGCGAAGGTGTCACGCCGTCGGTCGCATAGTCGACATAAAAGTCAGGGTCGACAAGTTCGATGCGCTCGACATAGGGGCGCGTCAGGCTGTATTCGATTTCAGAGTTTGATCCGGTCAAAACGCGGTCGGCCCATGACGTGCCCTTTTGCGCTTCGGTCAGGTCGGTAAAGCTGCGTATGTCACGGAGCACCGCAGACGAGCAGCCGCCGAGGGCTGTATAAGTCGCAGACGCCCAGTCATTTTGCGCGCTGTTCGGTGTCGCTACGTAAAGATTGCCAGGGCCGAGAGAAAGTTCACTGTTTCCCGCTACCCATCCAGTTGTTGCCATTTATTCCTCACTTTCGCGGCTCGCCGCATCGTTTTTTGATTTGTATAATTTCGTCTCTGTTTTCACGCTGAACGTGTCTTTCGTGCTGCGCTTTAATATGTCGTCAATCCTTTTTGGGGGTAACGAAAGGGCAGACAGCGGCGACAGGTTAAAAACCGGGTAGCCTTTGAACGCCTCAAACTGCCGCGCCATCTGTAGGTATTTGCCCTCTTTTTCGCGCGTGCTCATTGTGTGCGCGACGCTTTGCTGCGTGACATGGTGCGCAAAATCCGCACCGCGCAAAACGTCAGCCGCTGCGCTCGGGTTGCCGTTAAGCCGGGCCGCTTCGCGTACGTCGTCGGCAGTAAAAAACCGGCAGTCGATACCCAGTAAATAAACCTCGCGCGCGCCGTAAATCAGTGCCGCATTTATTGCAGGCAGGGCAGACGAAAAGCCCATGTAAAGGCCGTCTTTGAATCGCTGCGTAATGCACGACGCGCGGCGAAATTCGATGATATTGCCATTTTTCGGCACAACCAAATCGCGCTTGCAAAGCACTTTTGCGCTGTGCGTGCGCGGGTCGTAGCCCGCCGGCTTCGCCTCTTCGAGAAAAGACGTGTCGTAAAAAACGTGCAAGTCGTGCTTTGTCAGGCGGTAAGCGTGATTTATTGCGATGACCTTTTCGCCGTTAAGATGGGAAAAGTCAAAGCCGGTCAGCGACGGGCCAGAACCCACAATAAAAACCCGTTCATTTTCAAACATTGGCGTTCACCACCTTTTCTATGCTGTGCGCGTTGTAGGTTAAAATACGAATGCACGTAAAATACTCGCCGTCTTCATCGATAACCTGGGACGACCGGCGGTAAGTCAGGCGATAAATCAGCCCGTCAAGGGTGAAACGAAATTTCGTCAGGGCGTTTTCAATTGCCGCCGTGGCTTTGTCGCACGCCTCAATAAACGAATCGTCGGCGCTCGCTATGTCGGCCACGTCATAACCTTTCGAGATAACCACAATGTCGACGTCATAGTCGCGCCTCAGGTTTGCGTCATCGGCGCTATACTCTGCCGAATCGTTACCGGTGAAAACCGACGCAACGGGGTATTCGTCAATGGATTCCGAAAACGGTTTGACGCGCGCGTCATGCACGCCGCCCGGAAAATCGGGGAGGGCCGACAATTCGGCGACAATCGCCGCCCGGATTTCGCGGTATTTGCTCAGGGCGTAACTCATGTTTTAGCCCTCGCAAGATACAGCATGACCCACCCGGTGCCGTCAGGCTGCACTGTCTTTATTGAGTACACGACCGCCCGGATTGTGACACGCCAGTCTTTTGCGTTTTCTGCCGTTATCTCTTCGCCGAGCGCGCCCGATTCCGACCACGACGGGCCGTAGAGAGACACGCGAGGCGTTTTTGACTGCACTTTTTGCCCGGTCTGCACGTTGACCTCTTGAAAAGTTAAGTCAAAAACGCCCGAACCGGTGTGCGTGGTCGTGTCTGAATCAATAGTGACGGGCTCTGCAAAGCCGTTTTGCTCATCTTCGAGCAGGCTTCGCAGGTCGTCAGCTACCGTGTCAAGAAACGCCACGCGCCACCGTCAGGGGTTAGTCGACTACCTGCCGAACTGCGAACGCGTCAACGCGCTTCGGTACGAGCAGCGGGCGAGACTGAGCGCGCACCGCGATTGCGTCCGGGTTCCATGACTCTTTCGAGTCAAGGTAACGGTCGGTTGTAACCATGCCGCCAGCTTCTGCGCTGAAAATCTGCGCATAGTAGCGGGTGCCTTCGCCCTGAGTCGAGCCGACAATAACTTTGTTCGCCGGGACGTAATACTGCAGCGTGTCAGAGCCGGGGGCTTTGTACGTTGCGTCGTAAGTGTACAGACGAAGGCCGTCAATCGTACCGCGATAAGTTGCGCCGAGGCCCATTGCCTCATACGTCAGCTTGTCAGAATCAGGGCCGCGACGGGTATCGAGCTGCGCCTGTACGTTCGTGTCGGCTGCGAAAGTGTTATACAGCGAGGTTCGCATGATAACGATGTCGGCCATAACGTCGCCGTAAGTTTGCACGAGCTGCGACAGAGAGCGCAAGTTTCCGATAGGATCTGACGTAGGGCCGCCCCATCTGTAGTCACCCGCAAGCGCCGTCGGACGCATCGCAGCAGTCGGCCCAAAGTTGATCACTTCGCCGACGGTGTTGCCGTTAATGTCGGTCAGTGTGATTTGGCCGTCGAGCACGGCTTTTGCTGCCTGATATTCTTCTGCGCGCAGGTGAATGTTCAGCAGGTCGGTGTAATCCTGGTCGACAAGCTCTGCCGCGCCGTCGCCGCTTTCAAAAGGATTACGGCCGGGGATGCGGCGTTCAAGGTCGACACCGGTGATCGAACGCGAGAAAGAGAGCAGGGGCGGATTGAGTGTCCGTGTCTCGAATTTCTGACGGTCAATAGGAATCGCCATGTCGTTCGGGCCGACGTACGCGCCGACTGTCCGGCCACCTTTTACGATGTCGAACATGATCGACGGCGCAGGCTCGACGCGAATGCGTGGGAAAAACAGCGATGTGAGCAGGTTGTTAGGCGTACGGAAAATCCGGACGGCCTCGTCCATGCTTTGCCGTGTGTAGGGGTTTGTGAGTGTGGTTGCCATGTTTTTTTCTCCTGTGCGCAGTCCTTAAATCTGCGCTGTGGTGCTGTCAATAAGCACGATGCCGATGTCGCGCGCGGTTGCGTCGATGTCGGTTACGTCGTCCGCTGACGCTTCGCCTGAAATGACGATAGAGTCTTTGTAAAAGACGCCGGTTTTGTAGTAGCTGATGCCGGTGTCGCCGCTTGTCGCGTCGCAGTCTTCGGCCGCGATAGCGAAAAAGGTGCGGTGACCGTCGTCAGAGTCGCCAGAGCCCCATGTGCGGAGCTTACCGCCTGAGGTGATTTTCCCGAGCGCCTCGCCGCGCACAACGTCCTGACCTGAGAGCAGCACGCCGCGCTCGGTCGTAAATTCTTTACCGCCGACAAGCAGGTTGTCGTAGTTACTTTCGTTTGTTGCAAAAGATGCCATTTGTTTTTCTCCTTACGCGATGCCGCGTTTTTTGTGCATGGCCGCGATGACTTTATCGTTCCATGCCTTTTCTGCCGCCTTTACGGGGTCGGCCGTTTGCGCTGCCGGGTTGGCCGGGATGTTTACAGCTTCACTGTCACGCTCGCGCGCTTCGCGTTCTGCCTTTATCCGGGCCTCGGCTTTCGCCTGTGCGGCGATGCGCAGGTCAAAAGCAAGTTTGGCCGCTGTAATTTTGCGGTCTTTGCGTGCGGCTGCGATTGCCATTTTTTCTTCTTCGTCGGCCGGTGCCATTGCGTCGAGTTCTGACTGTCGCATCGCTTCATTTTCCGCGCCTTCGGTCAGAATCTGATCGTACAACTCCGGCAGATTTGTTTTTATCCAGTCAATCGTCAGGTCGGCAGTGTCGACCATTTCGGCTGATGGCGTTGGTTTGTTTGCCATTGTTTCCTCTTCGTTTTGATTTTGTATAATTTCGGTTGGTTGTGTTTCGGGCGCAGCGGGTAAATCTTGTTCGCCTTTGGCTGCCGCAAGCGCGGTTTCAAAGCTGCCTACCGCGTCGGCCATGTTACGGCGCACGGCTTCGGCTGCAATAAAAATGTCGCCACGGCCAAATCCGCCAACGGCTGATTCTTCAACGCCACGGCCACGCGCTACGTGGCGTTGAAAAATCGCGCCGAGGTCGTTTAAGAAAACCTGCATTTGCGCTTTACTTTCTGACGTCGCGACCTCGGGGTGTTTGTTTGGGGTCATTTCGGAAATGAGCCATTCTGACCAGTCGCCCGACACCGGGTAGCATACGCCGAGCGCGCCTGCGCCTGACGCCTCATGCATCGTAATTTTTTCGGCCTGCGACGCAAGCCAATAGCCGGCGCTAAAACAATCGCCTGCGACGTACGCATGAACAGGCTTTACCTGCCGCGCTGCGTAAATCTGGTCAGCAAGCTCCGCCGTGCCGTTTACCTGGCCGCCTGGTGAATTGACGTGTAAAAGAATTGCGCCGACTGACGCATCGGCCGTTGCTTCGGCAATTTGCCGGGATATGCGGACAGTAGACGCCCCGCCGAAATACTCGCACACGTCGTCTTCTTCACGTAGTATAATTCCGGTCACGTCGATAATTGCCACGCCGTCGACGATCTTAACGGGGCGCGCGGTGTAAGGCCGCGTCGGTGCGATGTCTTCGGACGTAATGAGGCTTGCCCATTGTTTCGGAGCTGCCCAAACTGTATCTTTCAGTTTCAACATGTCTTAGCCGCTGCGTACGGTACGCGGGCAGGGTGTAAAGCGTTTTTGCTAATGCTAATAATCTGTCTCCGTGTAGACCCGCATAATATCGAACTGCACGGCCGCAGCCGTTCCACCGTTGTTCATGTACCCGTGCCAGCAGAGAAAGGTCGTCGATGCCGGGAGGTCGGTTGATATGGTGCCGGTCGCACGGTTTCCAGTCGTCAGGTTTGTGATCTCATACTGCACAGATGACGCGTTCGGGGCGGCAAAAAGAGTGAAATCATAAACCGCCGCCGGGTCATTTGCCGGAAAGTTTGCGCCAAGGTCGGTTTCTGTTGCAGTTCCTGAACCGTCGTTATTATAGACTCGAAGTGTGGTCTGACCTAAACCGCAGCCAATACCGATCATGTTTGTGAGAGCGTTCGGCTCTTGCGTCGTACTAATTGCGGTTGTCGCTGATGTGAAACCGAAAAACGCCCGTTGGTTTGCGGTCGCTGACGCTATTGCGAACCGGCAGCGATGGAAAAACCCACCGAGCCCGGCCGCGTCACCTCTCCACACGCGCAAAAACGCGGAGCGCAATTCAGCCGCCGAGTTTGCTGTAGCGGCTGATACAGTGTTAAATCGGCTCGTCTGTGTTCGCAGGTTTGTTGAAGCGAGCGTCGGATGTGAAACCGTTCCGACTGCGGTCAGCGCAGGCCCACCGAATACCTGTGGAGTTGTGCTCGTACCCGGAATGTAACACTGAATGCCGTTTGCAAAAATAGCCGGCTGCAGTGGCGTGGCAAGCCCTGACGGGCCAACAACTTTCGGCAGAAACCGTCCGCCGATCGATCTACTATACAGACGTATTGTGCCGGCCGTCGCCGCTGATGGTTCTGACTCCTGAGCGTTCAGGGTCAGAATCCCGATTTCGGGGCTAAGCCCGCCATAAGGGAGCGAGTTCCATACAGTAGCACCGTCGCCGATTTTGTAAAGCGCAGTGTCTGTTTCGAGACCCAACTCGCCTGATGAAAGAACCGGGTTCGCAGTTGTCCATGCTGACGACGTGCCTCGTCTGAATTGTATCTGTTGCGCCATTATGGGCCTCCTCCGTCAATTGCTGATATTGACCCGCCGAACACCGAGTCAGGTGCGCCGCCGTCTATGTTGCCGACATAAACCGTATCACCTGCCGGCCCTTGCGGCCCGGTTTCACCCTGTGGCCCCGTTGCGCCTGTTGCTCCGGTGCTGCCCGTGGCCCCGGTCGCGCCTGTTGGCCCTTGCGGCCCGGTAATGGTTGTCAATGCCACAAGGTTTGTCCATGACACGTCGCCAACGTAACGCCATTGGATGTGAGTCCCGTTGTTCTGTATCTCGACTTCCCGGCCGTCTGCTCCATCAGATCCTGCGGCACCGGTTGCCCCTGTGTTGCCGGCCGGGCCTTGGCTGCCGGTCGCTCCCGCAGGCCCGGTGATGGCAGAAAGGGCTACAAGGTTTGTCCATGACACGTCGCCAACGTAACGCCATTGGATGTGAGTCCCGTTGTTCTGTATCTCGACTTCCCGGCCGTCGGCACCGTCGCTTCCGTCAACACCCGCTTCGCCGCGCGGGCCGCGCGGCCCTAACCCCGCGACACGTATTACGTTTTTTACCTGCTGCGTTACGCGAACAGGGGTTTCAGTTTTATAGACTTTAACGCTCATCTTGTAACCGCAGGTGACACAATACAGCGCCCCTGCAAAATGCGGTCTGACACACTTGCGCTTGATATAATAAGATCGTACACAAAAGACCCGGCCGGCAAACTGCTCGTGTCGGCGGCATCGATATTGATTTCGATTTTTCCCAAAAGCGGCGTAATGATTAAGCCGCCGCCCGAATCGTCCGTCAGACTAAGTAACGCGTCGGCGCTTTCAACAGTGCGCCGAATCTGCATGGCGGCCGAATACCCCGTCAGATCGACGGGCTGATTTTGGCTGTCTAAATACTCGACAGTCTGCGTAAATGTCGACCGCTGTTCGATTTCGAGTTTATACGTTTCCGCCATTCTCTCCGCCGTCAACGGGTTTTACCCGCTGCGCCTCTTCACGGGCGAGTATTTTTTGGTTTTCTTCCCAATCGAGCCCGGTAAACTGCGCCGCCTCGCGCTGCCGCGTCGAATATCCGAGCGCGACAAGCTTTTCACTGGCGTTCAGTTCAGCTATAAGGTCGACGCTGCCGGTCGTTTCGCCTATCCATTCCGCGCCACAAAACGCGCGACGGGTTTCCAGCGAATCAAAAAAACCGGGTGCCTGAATGCGACCGGCCAGTATTTCCTCAGTCAACCACTCTTCATAAAACGGCTGGCACCACCGGTTCGCTATCCATAGTTTTTCAACGGCAAAAAACTTGCGCGCCTCGTTCTGCGCGCCTTTTGTCGCCGAGTAAGACGACTGGAAAGTTTTCATTAAAACTTCATACGGCAGCCCGAGCGCGGCTGCTATCATCTTGACCATGAAGTCGACGTATTGTGAGAAGCCGGTATTTGGCCGGCCGGGGTTTGCAAAAGTTACGTCCTCACCTGGCTGTAAGTGCATAACAGCGGCCGGCCCTAAGCTGTACTCGTCGACGGCAACGTCGGGCGCATCGTTGGCAAAGTCTTTCGGGCTATCCAGCACGCTTGAGTCGTTTGACTTGATAAACGCGGTAAACATAGCCGCGACAACGGCGCTTTCTAACTCCGCTTTCGTGTACTCCTCAATCTTGCGCAGCTCGCGCATAACGGCCGATAAGAAAGGCAGGCCGCGCGACTGGCCGGGAAATTCGCGGCGGAATACGTGCAGCACATTACGCCGGCCCGACGAAAAGCCAAAAGCCGGGATTTCGTAATCGGTCATATCGGGGTTTCGGAAATTATACCCGACGGGGCGGCCGTTTATGTCGAGGCGCACGCCGTCGCGCCACAGGTAATTCGACGCGGTAAAGCCGAGCGGGTTTGTCACGGTCGATGTGTCAACGAGCTTTGCGCGCAGGCTGTAAATGTGATGGCGACGCGGCAAGGATTTGAGAACGGCAAACGCTTCGCCGTCGATAAGGCGGGTGAGCGCGACAAGGCCCGTCATTTCATGCCATGTCATTATCCCTTCGACGTCGCATTCCGTGCTTTCCGCGTACCGTTTCCAATTGCGTTCGGTGATTGTCTCCCACGCGCTTTTCTGCTCCGCTGTCCATCCAAGCGCGTCGGCGTCGATATTGGCATTGAGCGTAAAGCCCCGGCCGACGGAGTTGTAAAGGTGCGTATTGATTGCAGCGCGGCCGATTGCGTTATTGCGATAAAGCGAGCGCGAACGCTCAACCAAAACCGGGCGGTCGAGTAAAATCTCTTCGTCCGCTTTTCGCGCGCGTGACGTTGACCACCGGCGCGCCCACGCGCTAAAACGCTCTGCGCCCTGGTACGACTCCGACGATAGATGCAGAAAAAAACGCCCGATAGCGCGGGCAGGTTTTTTGTAAAACGTCATATTCTGGCCGTCCCGAATTTTACGCGGCGGGTCGTGCCGTTTGCGCGGTCAAGTTTGCCTTGCCAATACTCATAAAGCGTCAGCAGTTTTTCGACGTCCTGGTTTGTTTTGCTGCGTGACGTTCCGCCCATGTTCAGCGTGTATGATTGCGCGGAAAGGGCGGCCTCATAAGCCGCTTTTGCGTTGTCACGTTGCGTCGTGATTTCGGCCACTGTCACGCCTACCGGGTGAACGTGCCTTACACGCTGCGTCAATCACAAATCCAAACCCCGCGAAATGACGCGGCGCGGTGGCGGCCTGCGAATTTGCGGCGCACCTGGGGCGGGCCCGGCGGTTTGCTGCCGCGTGACCCGTGATTCTAAGACGTTCCATTCACTATCACGCAAACGGTCAAGGCCGAGAATGATTGAAAGCGCCCGGTTATACACCAAGAGGTCGAGCGCCTCGTTGCGTTCATAGTGTTTTTTCCACGCTTTACGCTGATTTTTTCCACTTTGTTGCAAACTTTCCGCCGTTATCTGCCGGAAAAATTCGGGCGGATATTCGGGAAAGTGCATGTAGTTTTGCGGAAACGCGCCGTCATCGGTCAGCGTCAGGCGTAAACGCGTATACAATTCGCGCTTTATCGGGCTTACGCCGACGGGCCAGAAGCGCGCGCCGTTTGTTATGCGTTTGCCTTCAAAGTTAAAATCGACAAGGCGCGGCTGCCCGACGGGTAAATCTGACGAAACGCCTTTTACGACGTAGACAAAGTCTGGGCGGTGCTTGCGCGACCACGCGTAAACGCGGGACGTTAAAAACCCTGAGTCAATAGCAAACGCGCGCAAGCGCATTTCGCCGCCGTGTTCGTGCAAAAAAGGTTTTTCGATAACGGCGTCGAGCTTGCCCCACGTTTCGGCCTGCGTCGTGTCGCCTAAAATCTGCAAATAGTCGACGCTGTATTGCTCGCCCGTGCGCGTCCAGCCCTGTACTAAGACCTCGATGCGGTCTTTTTGCACGTCGGCTGCGCCGGTTAATAATACGCAGGACGCAGGCACGACGCCGATTTCGTACGCCTCGCGGCGTGCGTAAATAATTTGCCAATCGGGCGCGTCGGCTTTATCGACCCACGTTTCGCCGAGAACAGTATTTACAAAAACGCGTAAGAGCACGGGGTCGTCTTTGACCGTCAAAAACTCGCGCGCAGCGTCTGCCCATGAATACCAGCCGACGGGCGAATATAGCGCCGATATGTGAAAACCGACGGTCGACGGGTCGCCCGTTTCCGCAGTCGCGCGCCATTCGCCGTCCACGAGCATTTCGGTTTTGTGGTGATTGTAGATTTTGCCGGCGCAGTGCTCGCACTCATAATACGCCGTTTCGGGATCGCCGTCGAGCCATTTAACGCGCGGCCATTGCAGCACCTGTTTTTTGTTGCAGTGCGGACACGGCACGAAAAAGAAACGCTTGTCGGTTTCCTCAAACAGCTTTTCGATTCGGCTTTCGTTTGCGACAGTCGGCGACGAGGCGGCAAAGACTTTACGCCGGTTTCCATAAGTGCGCGTCCGCGCGTAAGCCAGGTTTACCGGGTCACCCTCGCCCACAATCGCGCCAGGGTAAGCGTCGATTTCGTCCATGATAAGAAACCGGATCGGCTTTGAGCGCAGGCCGACGGCGGAGTTTGCGCCAGTGAACGCCCAGTACCCGCCCAAAAACTCTTTCAATAACGTCGTATTCCCGCTATCACGAGTACGGGCGTCTTTTACTTTCGCACGCAACTGTTCGCTTT